GCGCCATTAACGCATATCCTTTTGCGTCAAGGCTTCGGCCTGGAGCTTCAGTTCTACCGTCAGCGACTGAAGCCGACGACGGTCTTTTGCCGATGCCAGGTTGAATCCTCCAATCTTCATGCCTGGATTATATTTGTTTCTTTTTGCCATAATCTACCATATATAAGTATTTTGTCTTCCGGAACCCCATTTGACAGGGTTGTTCACGTCTTCCTCGCCATCTTCTCCGGTTACGGTGGGAAGGTCAGGAATTATCTTGCCCGCCTGTACGCCTTCCAACCATTTCAAGGCAAGTTCGTAACGTTCTTTCCTTATTTCGTGCCCCATCTTGTTTGGCAGCCACGCAGAAAGATGGTACAAGGATACATCGCAGGTACGGAGCACGATAATGTTATTCCGCTCGCTACCGGAGGCGGTGAAAATCTTCTTCACATCGTACCGGCTTCTTAGATAGCCGGACACTTCCTCAATGGCCATCCGTTCGGCGGTTTCCCGTTTTTCCTCCGAACATTGCTGTAATACGTTCAGTGCCGTATTGCTTGCCACGATATAATCTTCTTCGGTCAAAAACATAGGCTTACCCGGTTATAAGGATTGCTTTCTTCTCCAGATCCTGAATGGTTGTACCCTTACGGAATTTCCTTTGGGTAATCATCTTTTTCAGTTCCTGTTTGGAATATACTTTAGGAATGCCAGCCACCATAAGGACAAGATACCGGCGTTTGCTAACTCTGGAAAGTTCTTCTGCCAAGCGAATGGCACGTTTTATCCTGTAACTCAGGATAAGGTCTTTAATAAACTGTTTCATCTTACCATATATTTTTAGGAGACCGGCGTGTGCCGATGCTCGGTTTAAACTTCTGTATTCTTGAATGCTTCTGCAATACATTGATTGCACCTTCATCTGCGTCGGGACCATCATCGTGTGTGCTGCTGCCTTTTTCGATTGAAAGTGTCTGTTCAATACCGGCCAGCATATCGGGGTCGTTCTGTAAATCCTCGTTATAAAAGACAAAACCACGTTCCCAAAGCGGTGATACCGCTTCGATACGCTGGAACTTGTCCGGCTTTTTGCGCTTGTCGGCCTGTATGGGTAACTGGTACCCGCGAAGGTTTCCTTCTTCCTCGAAATCGTCAAGCAAAGTGTCTTGCAGGAAATTCGCCTCTATCATGTATTTGCAGATAACCCCTTCCGGCAGGCTTTCGTGTAAGTCATAGAACCAGCGTACCATTTCCGCAACGGAACATTGCCGGACAAAAGCGCGGATATGGTGCAGTTCTGTACCGACTTTGCCCCATACCTTGATGGCCTTGTAGTCGTTTTTTGTAGAGCCTTTGAATGAGGGGTCGCAGTAAGCTACAATTTCGTCGTACTTGTCGAGCGGCAATATCTTTTTCCATCGAATCCAATCCTTGCGGAATACCGAACCTTCTTTGATCGGGTTGTTCATGTATTCCTTTTCAAAGGCCCGGTAGCCCATGAACTCGCGCTTTTCCTGAATACGTTCAGGAGTCCAGTATTCCGGCCATGCCGATTTGCCGTTCTTATCCAGGACGTTAACCTGGCTTACTTCTACGCCTTTTGATGCGGCTATGTTTGCCAATACGCTGCATTTGCTGATAAGGTTACCCACCATGATAAAACGCCCGCCTTCGGCCCCGAACGCACCGAAAAGGGCCTCTTTTACCCATTCGGTCAGTTTACGGACACGGCTGTCATTTTCACACAATTCGTCGTCGTCGAGGTCGTCGATAACGATATAGTCCGGTCGCCGGTTCCTGTAACGGAGACCACGCGGAGACTGTCCACGACCGCGGGCAAAGAAGGCTACGCCGTCTGAGGTTACAAACTCGCCATCCTGCCAGTTTCCGGCATTGTATTTGGTTCCGAAGTCGTGGGTATATCGTTTGTTGTATTGTAGTTCTGCTTGAATGTCGCCAAGCAAGGTGCAGGCGGCATCCTCTGACTTGCCCACCAATACCATAACGTTTATTTCACGTCGCTTCTGTGCCATGAGCCACATCGGAATCATGACGTCCATGTGGGTAGATTTAGCCTGGCCACGTGCCCATTTGAAAACAGCCTTCAATGTCCGGCGTTTCAGTATCTTTTTCGCTGCCTCAATATGGTGCTTTGCGGAAGGGATAACTTTGCCAGTTTCGCTGTCGGTACAATAATGCGGAAAGTAATATTCCACGAAACAGGCGTAATCTTTCCGGGCGCGGCTGATGCGTTCCATCTGCTCGGCCTTTGTTTCGGCCGTGTTGACGGTGGAAAAGTTCTGTATGGTCTCGCAAAGCTGCTTCCACCTTTTCAATGCTTCTTTCTGACTTATCTGTGTCGCCATATACATTTATATATTATAGCCCCGGATTTTCGGCCGAAACCTGTTCCGCGATAAATATATCCTGGTAGCGGTTGGTCATTTTCAGGAAATCCACCGTCAGTTCTTTATCTATCTGGGTACGTGCTACCAACCAGTTGTTATAGGAAGTAAGCACCTCGATAATGGTCGTGGCGTTGGTGCGCTTGTCTATCTTCTCGATGCTGGCTGCCAGCTTTGCCATTTCGTCGGCTGTCATATCCCCACTCTCCAGCCTTTCGTCAGCCTTCCTCATAATTTTCGCCACAAGCTCCTTACGGGTGATAGACTTGGCTGTGCGTAGCGCGTCCCAGCCACCATCATTAACCCACTTGTTTATTGTTACGCGGGAAACTCCGACTTTTTCGGCAACCAGTTTTTGTGTATCTCCGTTCAAGTAATAGAGCCTTGCCAGTTCCTTCGTTTTTTCAAGTTCTTTCTTTGATGTTGCCATAAAATTGATATTAGCTTTTCAGCAAAATTGTAAAGGAAATCGTGCTTCGGCAATTAAGAATGTAGTCGTTACATAGAAGTGTGTAACCATTACATAGAAGTGTGTAACCATTGCGCTCTTATTTTGACAGGTGTATTTACAATAATATGTTTGCGACAATCAACGAACAAACGAATGGCAAAAAGAATAGTAATAAGCGATGAGTCGGTAAACTGCTACGGCACGTGGATCAGCACGGCGGGAATGGATATTTCCCAATATGAGAGGAATCCGGTACTGCTCTGGATGCACTGGCGTGGTGTGATAATCGGCTGCATCAAAGATGTGAAGAAAGAGGAAGGGCGGGTGACGGGAGAACCCTGGTTTGACGAAGTGCGCGAGGAATCCAAACAGGCGAAGGCGCAGTGGGAAAAGGGCACACTGCGTATGGCTTCTGCTAATGTGGATGTACTGGAATACAGCGACGCTCCGGAGCTTATCAAGCCCGGACAGTATCGTGCGACCGTCACCCGCAGCAAGCTGACCGAGGTCAGTATGGTGGACATCGGCGGGAATGACAATGCCCTACCACTTATATTGAACGCTGACGGAAAAGAATTGAAACTGGCAGCCGGCGAAGAATCCGAAAGTCTCCCGCTGCTTATTAATAATCAAAAATCAGACGAAAAGATGGATTTTAAAGCAATTGCCCTGAAACTTGGGCTGCCGGAAACGGCAACGGAAAAAGAAATCCTTTCTACAATCGAAGTGCTGTTGGGCTATAAAACTGCCAACGAACAGTTGAGAAAGGAAAAGGAAGAAATTAGGCTGGCCGGTATCACCACCGCGGTAGAAAATGCCATTAACGAACGTCGTATCACGGCCGAGAAAAAGAACCATTTTGTCGAGCTTGGCAAAAAGGTCGGCCTTGAAACTTTGAAGATGACCTTCGAAGCTATGACACCGGCGCAGAAACCAACTGACGTGATCCGACTATCCGGAAGAAATTCCGCTTCCGGTGAGTGGAAGAAACTTTCAGACGTTCCGGCCGACAAAATTATTGAACTGAGAACAAACGACAAAGCCACTTATATGAAGCTGTATAAGGCTGAATATGGTGTGGACTGTCCTAATTATTAATCAATCAAACAAATCAAAAAACAAATGGAATCAAAAGGAATCAAAGCTATTACAGCCCTGCTGTTTAATGCGGTGATGGGCGTTATGGTTGCCGCCGTGATGGGCGTTCCGGCTATGGCCGGAGCCGCTACCGCTGTCAGCGTATCATTAGTGGCCGGTCCTTTCTTGCCTTCCGGAGCACTTTGCGAAGGGGTGCTGACCGAGGTATGGACTGGCGAATTAATCAAAACACTTCGTGCCGGTGATGTGGCAACCTTTCTTGACGGACTGCCGGACTATTCGCAGTATGCTGAGAATGACGTAATCCACATGATTGATGTCGGCGGTGATCCGGAAGTGCTGGTCAATAACACGACCTACCCTTTGGCAGTACAGGATATTACTGATACCGACGCGGTGTTCTCCCTGGATAAGTTCCAAACCAAGCCGACACCGGTAACGGACGATGAATTGTACGCTTCTTCCTACGACAAGATGTTGAGCCTGAAGGAACGCCACGCAGACGCGATAAAGGAAAAGAAATTTGCCAAGGCTATCCATGCGTTGGCCCCAGACAGCGACAGTGCCAAAACCCCTGTTTTGAAAACATCCGGTGAGGTTGTTGGTGGTGGTGCTACCGGACGAAAGCGTTTGCAAATCTCAGACATTATCGCGCTTAAGGATAAATTTGATAAAATGAAGATTCCCGTACAGGGAAGGCGTCTTGTTTTGTGTAGCGATCACGTTAACGATTTGCTTCTGACGGACCAGAAGTTTAAAGACCAGTATTATAATTATACTACCGGTAAAATTGCCAACTTGTACGGATTCGAGGTGTACGAGTATTCGGACAACCCAGTTTACAAGACAGCCGGAACAAAGGTTGCATTCGGAACGGCAGCAAGTGCTAATGAATATCAGGCTTCCGTTGCCTTCTATACCAAACGCGTGTTTAAGGCAGCCGGCAGCACAAAGATGTATTACTCGGAGGCAAAAACAGACCCGCTTAACCAAAGAAGTCTTGTGAATTTCCGTCATTACTTTATCGTGCTTCCTAAAAAGAAAGACGCGATGGGAGCTATTATGTCAGAATATAAAAGCGAATAATTATGGGCACACCACGAGGTATCAGAAATAATAATCCCGGTAACATCCGTAATTCGGATGCTACCGACTGGAAGGGAGAAGTGCCTGCTATGGCAAAGAGGGACAACACGTTTGAAGAATTTACAGATATGGCACACGGCTATCGTGCGTTGATAAAGCTATTGCAGAATTATCGTCATAAGCACGGTTGTAAAACAATAGCGGACTTTATCAACCGGTGGGCTCCACGAAGCGAAAACAATACTTCAGGCTATATTACGCGTGTTTGCAAAGAAATGGAAGTTCCCACGACGTTTGTTCCGGATGTGGCCGATAAAGGTACGATGTGCGCCTTTGCCGCTGCGATAAGCCAGGTAGAAAATGGTATCCCGGCCGTAATGAAGGACGTTGAAGCCGGTTGGGAATTGTTGAACAAATAATGTAACTCTGTGAAATCAGGATGGGAATACCAGAAATAATATCCATAATCGCCGCAATCGTTACCGCACCGTTCAGCTCGTGGCTTACAGCTAAACTGCTGCGTAATAAGTATGAGGCGGAGGTCGAAGGATTAAGGGCGCAGGTGGAAGCATCTAAGGCGGATACACGGGGCGACGAACTGGAAAATGTAAAAAATGGAATGTCTATCCTGATGGAACAAGTTGTCGAACCGCTAAAAAAAGAGATTAATGCGATACGTAAGGAACTGGCCCGACTTCGCCGGGCTGTTGAGAAAGTCAATAACTGTCCTCATGTTGCTGCTTGCCCTGTGCGTATTGAGCTGCAGAGGGCCGAAGAATGCGAGCCGCGCTCCCGTGAACCTACCCGGTAATCTTGTTACTGAACGGCTGGTTCCTGTTTATCTGCCTGCTGATTCGGCGCTTCTGACCGCACTGTTCGAGTGTGACAGCAATAACCAGGTTATCCTGAAAGCATACGATGAACTGAAATCGCAAGGCATGAACAGCCACCTGACGTTCGAGAATGGGCGGTTGGATTATGACTTGGAGACCGTACACGATACGGTCTACCTGCCTGCTAAAGATTCCATCATCTATGTGCCCCAACCCGTCGAGGTTGAAGTGAACCGCCTTACTTGGTGGCAGGAAACGTGGATGCGGATCGGGAAAATATCACTTTCTATCCTGGCTCTTTGGTTGGGTTTGAAAGCTGTTCAAAAACTATTAAAACGTAATTAATATGAGTTTACCAAATGTAAATATAACGCTGGGTAATGGCAATATCGGGGCTGTAACCCTTTCGGACGACGGTATTGCCGGATTGATTTTGACGGGTACGGCAGTTTCGTCTACACTGGAGCTTAATAAGGTCTATGTGATTGCCTCTACAGCAGATTTGAAGAAATTGGGACTGACGGCAGAAAATAATCCGTTGGCATATAAAGAGGTTCTGGGTTTTTATGAATCGGCCGGTGATGGCGCAGAACTGCATCTGTTGGTAGTTGACGCGGCAAAGACGCTGACTGAAATATGCTCAATGGAAGCCGGATCTCCGCTAAAAACGCTGATTGATTCTGCGGCCGGACGTATCCGACTGGTGGGTATAAACCGTAATCCGGATGCCGAGTACGAGCCAACCGTAACAAGCGGTATTGATCAGGACGTGGTTACAGCCGTAACAGCCGCTCAACAGGTTGTGGAATCTTATTTGAAACAGATTGCCCCGTTTGTAGTCTTGCTTCCGGCCCTTGCCTGGAATGGTACAACCGACAGCTTATACCAACCACGAGAGGGAAGCCAGGACAGCGTGTCTGTTGTGATGGCCTCAGACGGTAAATGTGGAGCAAGTGAATATTACTCGGCGGCTATCGGCAAAGTTTTGGGGCGTCTTGCCACTTGTGCAGTAAATATTTCGCTGGCCCGTGTCCGTGACGGTAGCCTGGTTGCGGACGGTTATCTGACAAACGGAAAGAAGCCTGAGGAAAGTTACAGTCTTTGGAACGCACTGCATGATGCAGGTTATATCTTTTACCGTACCTATATAGGAAAGAACGGTTACTATCTCAACGATGATCCGACAGCCGTTGCAACATCCAACGATTATCATCGTTTAAGCTTAACCCGTGTAATCCAGAAGGCCTTGGTAATATGTTATAAGACCTACATTGACGAAATACTGGACAGTGTGGCTGTTGATCCGGAAACCGGCAAGCTACCGCAGCCAATATGTAAGTATTACGAACAGTTGTTGATTCGTGCCGTAAATACGAATATGGAAGGTGAAATCTCAGGATTTACTGCCTACATAGACCCTAATCAGGACTTGATTTCAACGAATGCGCTAAAAGTGCAGGCGAAGGTTGTACCTACCGCTTTGCTCAAAGAAATCAATGTTGATCTGTCATTTGATAATCCTTTTAATAAAACAAGTGAGTAATGGCAAGTTTTAATTCAAAAGAATATGCGTGGATTGACGTAAATGTGGTATTGCTCGGCAAACCTGTAGCCGGGCTGCGTGCCATTGAGTACAAATCCAAACGGGCAAAAGAAGCCTTGTATGCAACAGGTAAAAAGGCACGTGGCATACAGATGGGCAAGAAAGAATACGAGGGAACGATTACTGTTTTACAGTCTGAACTGGTTGCTATGCATGCGGCCGCAAAAGCGAAAGGCTACGATGATGTAACCGACCTGGAATTTGATGTCATTGTTTCCTATATTTCGGAAACGGGAGTAGTACAGACAGACAAGGTTATAAATGCTTCCATTACGGAAGCTCCGAACAGCATTAAGGAAGGCGACCTGTATTCAGAACACGCGTTGCCTTTTATTGCCTGTGATGTAGAATATAATGTGGTATAACAATTTAAAATAATAATACGATGGATAAACAAGACATAAAAAATACAATTATGCCAGAAAAAAACGTAGTCCAGGAACAAATCGAAGCATGGAAAAAGAAGTACGGAGACGTGTTTTGTGTTGTCGTTGGTGATAAGGTTGCTTACCTGAAACGCCCCAGTCGTCAGGCTCTTAGTGCCGCTGCTGTGGTAGGGAAAAATGACCCGATGAAGTATAACGAGATTCTGTTGAATAATTGCTGGCTTGACGGTGACGAAGAAATCAAGACAGACGATTCGCTATTCCTCGGCGTATCGGCAAAGCTGGGCGAACTGGTGGAAGTGAAAGAAGCCGAGCTAAAAAAGTTATAAGCCGGACGGGTATCGCCGACAGGCCCGGCTGGTTGCTGCTTGCAGACAGTTTGATTCGGGCCTACCTGCATATCGACCCGGAAACGCTAGGCGACGAAGAATGGGGTTTGCAGGTTGCTTTGGCCGAATGGGTAAAATACGATTTTATTAAAAGCATGGGTGATTTATGGCAAACAAGATAGAATACATCTTTTCGCTCCGTGACCAGATCAGCGCTAAACTGGCAGGGATAACGGCCACCTCGGATAAAACGAGGTTGGCCCTTTCCGGCGTACAGGAAAAAGTCAGGTCGGCGGAAGACGTATTCCAGGACACAGGAAAGACCATCGGCTCACTGAAAGCCCGGATAGACGCTTTACAGGCTGAGAAGGAATGGATACCGGCTGACAATCTTCCGGCCATAAAAGAGTATAACCGTGAGATTTCCCGACTTACAAACGAACTGAACGAGTTGGAGACAGCTGCCGGTGGAGGTAAGTTTAAAAAATGGGCATCGGAAGCCTTCGACGCGATACCAGGGGCAAACCTTCTGAAAAATCCATTAGTTGCGGGAATAACCGCCGCCACCTTTGCGGGAAGTGCCGGCATGACCTTTGACGAAAACATGGCGAAGGTGAATATCACCGCCCAGTTGGACGAAGCCGGGCTGGACGATCTGAAAAAGCGATTGAAGCAAATCGCTGCCGACAACAAAACAGACATCCAGGTCGTACCGGTCGGCTTCGAGGCAATTAACTCACAGGTGAATGACGTTGAATTGTCCCTTTCCATATTGGATGCTGCTCTGAAAGGCAGCAAGGCGGGATTTACTGACCTGGATACTGTATCCGCGGCGTTAGCTCAGACGCTTTCCATTGTGGGTAAAGAAAATACAACGGCGCAGGAAGTGCTGGATACCTTCTTCGCTGCTAAGCGTGTGGGAGCCGGCGAGTTCGCCGATTTCGCCCGCTATATGCCGAACCTGATTGCCGGTGCCGACAATTTGGGTATCACTTACAAAGAGGTGGCCGGTACGTTTGCCTATATGACCGGTAAAGGCCAGTCGGCCGAACGCGCTGCTACATTGATGGAGAATGCTTTCTCTGTATTGGGGCGTGTGGATGTCCGGAAGAAGCTTTCTGCCGCCGGAGTGGATGTATTTGACGATACGGGTAAGATCCGGAGTGTAGTTGATATATTTACCGACCTGCAGAACGTATTGGGAGGGCTGAATGACGAACAGAAATCTTCCTTGCTGGAACAGTTCGGGCTGGTAGATAAAGAAGCCAAATCCGCTTTTTCTGTATTGATGTCCGACACTGAAAAGCTACGGGAATCCATGAACGACGTGGCAAACTCTACCGGAGAAACCACCGCCGCACTTGGTTATTCCCGAAATGCTGTGCAACAGGCGACCGAAGTGTGGAACCAGTTTAAGAATATCGGTTTGCAGGTTGGCGAAATCATATTGCCAGTGATTAGCGCGGGGCTGACTGTTGCCGGTGGCGTATTGGACGGCGTTTCAGTCGTGATGGATACAGTTATCGATTTCTTCTCCGGCTGGTACGCATTGATTCAGCAAGGCAACCCGGTTATTATCGGGCTGACGACTACGCTTGGAATCCTGACGGCAGCGATGGCCGTAAACTATGCCTGGGCACAAAGGGCTGTCGTAATCGGTGGAATAAAAAAGGTATTGGATATAACTCAAACAGCAGTAACGGGAGGTTTGACCGCTGCACAGTTAGCATTAAACGCAGCGTTTATGGCCTCGCCGCTTGGTTGGATTGCCGCCGGTATCGGAGTCGTGATTGGTGTTGTTACGCTTTGCTGGCAGAAATTCGAGGGCTTCCGTATGGTAGTGCTCGGTGTTTGGGAGGTGATAAAAGAGTTCGGGCGGACCCTGTTCAACAGTATCGTCGCCCCGTTTCAAAAGATTCTTTCCGGTATCGGCAGCGTGGGTACGGCAATCGTTCAGTTGGTAAAAGGGAATTTCTCCGAAGCGGCCGAAGCCGCCAAACAGGGGTTCAAAGAAATCAGCCAGGGCGTTGTAACGTCCAATCCGGTTTCTATAATTACCCGCACAATCCAAAATGGCGATTATTCCACCGCTTGGGAAAAAGGCAGACAGGCTGGCCGGGACAGTTGGGCGGCATCCAGGGAGGATAAACAAACTCAGATCGTGGTACAACCGACTGAAACCACCCCATTGCAACCGACTTCCACCCCGATGGCAAGCCCGAACTTTGACAAGCTGTTGGCTTCGTTGGAGACCGGGAAGAAGGCAAGCGGCAAAAGCAAGGTGCTTGACCTGAACGAAACGCCGGGCAACCTCAGTGAATCGTCCGCTTATTCCGCCATTACCCAAAAGCTAAAACCCCGTGAAGTGTCATTGCTTCCTGAATCCATGCGTAAAGTGGCGGCAACTGTAGCGGTTCCGTTGGCGATGGCGGCAAGTCCGGCTGTGGCGGATGAAATACCGGTCCCGAATATCTCCGACGCATATAACGTAGAGAATATCCGGGAAACGAATAACACGTTCACCGCTGACAATAGTCGGAATTATAATAACAACGGTAGGACGTACCAGATTGGTAAGGTATGCGATGAAGTGGTTATCCATGTCGCCAATACCGACCAGAAAGGCGGTGAAACAATCCGCGCCGAAATTTTGGGAATATTGGAAGAATTAAGCGAAGGTTAAGATATGGCAACGAAATACACAGTTAAAGAAGTAGCCCAGACGTTTAAACGGGTTAGTCAGTTCAACCTGGGCGATATGCTGCTCAACGTGATCGGTTATAAGGGGCTGCCTTATCCGGGCGGTTTTATTCCTGACGCGCCGAGCAAATATAAGGCGGACGGCTACGAATACCCTGGCGAACAGGCTTCGGAAAAGACCAGTTCCGACTTCGGTTCCACGCTCCGGAAGAAAGACGCACAGGGACGCTGGTATTTTATGCCAATCGTGCTGGAGCATAAAGGGACGGAATACGAGATACCGAACGCCGTCATTTCCATCCGTGGAAAGAAAAGCATCGTGGAAACGGCGATGGTCGGTCGCAAGGGTACGGTCAAGGAGTTGATTTCGGTCGATGATTACGAAATACGCATCGCCGGTGTCTGCCTGGACGTGGATTTTCCCGACCAGCAGATCAACGCCCTGAATGAATTGTACAACATCAACGAATCGGTTACGCTCAAATGCGCCCTGACTGATATATTCCTGGACGAAGAGGATAAGGTCGTGATAAAAAGCATCGACTTTGCCGAAATGAAAGGCTGCGAGACAGCGCAGGTGTTCACGATGGAACTGGTAACGGACCGGAGTTTTGAATTAATACTGGAATGATATGTTTGCTTTGTGTTGTGAAATAAAAATCGGTTCGGTTTCCATTAAGTCAGTACACGACGTGAAAGTGAAACGAAGCCTGTACGACCTGATGGCGACCGCTACAATTAAGGTACCAGTAACGGCTGTGCTGAAACATTCCGGAGAGCCCCCGACACATATTGAGACGGCACAGGCCATAAAGGTGGGCGACAAGGTGGAAGTCAAGCTGGGGTATGACGGAAGCCTGAATACTGAGTTCGTTGGTTATGTGAAACGGCTCAATTACAAGGTGCCGCTGGAGATCGAATGTGAGGACGAGTATTACAAGCTGCGATTCCTGAACTGCGTATTCTCGAAAAAAGAAACGACACTCAAAGACTGTTTGAACACCATTCTAACGGGAATCCAGATGGGCGAAGTGGTGGACCTGACTCTGAAGAACTTCGTCGTGAACAACAAGCCAGGCAGCTGGGTTCTGGGCTTCTTGAAAAAGGAATACGGCCTTGTGGCTTGGTTCGACATCAATGGAAAGCTCCATGTCGGCAAGGCCAACGACGTGAAAGGCGAAACGGTGAAATACGTGCTCCGGGAAAATGTAATCAGCGACAACGAATTGAAATACCAGTTGGCCGAGGATGTAAAGCTGAAAGTAAAGGCTGTCTGCTATTACAAGGACGGCACGAAGATAGAAGGCGAGCTGGGCGAGGACGGCGGTGAAACGCGCACCTTTTACTATTACGACGTGAAAGACGCGGCGGAACTGAAAACACTTGCCCAGGAAGAACTGAAACGGTATTCGTTCGACGGCTACCGGGGCAAGATAACAACCTTCCTGCTTCCCTACGCCCTTCCTGGCATGGTGGCGAGCATCGAAGACAAAGTGTATAACGAACGGAGTGGCGACTACTTTATCGAAAGCGTGGAAACGTCTTTCGGAACAGGTGGCGGGCGTCGCACCGTTGAAATAGGTATCAAGGCATGAGCAAGGAAATGGAAGAATTACGCCGGAAGTTCCAGCAGCGGTTCGGCGATGGCGGCGACCAGGTGTTCCAGGGAACCGTTACCGAAGTGAACGAGGAAGAATTTACCTGCACCGTCAAACGCGATGACCAGGTGGATTATTTCGATGTGCGCCTTCGCGGTCTGGTGAACCCCGACTTGCAGGGCTTCGCCTTCATTCCCCGGTTGGATAGCACGGTACTTGTCTGCCGGATCGGGAAAAGCAATGAACTGTTCGTATGCCAATTCACCGAGATAGACAAGGTGATATTTACCGATACCGATTTGGAAGTAATCATCGATACCGAAAACATCGACATCAAGAAAGGCGAAAAGATAACCGTCCATGTGGACGCGGAAAAGCTGGAGGTGACGAATGACAAGGTGAAAGCCCTCCATGAAGCGGACGCGCTCACCATTACCGCCGACTCGACGACCGTTAAGGCATCTACAGGCGGTGTGACTATCACCCGTGGTGGCTCAGGACTAAAGAAAACGCTGGAACAAATGCTGGACGGGATTTGTGCCCTGACAGTCCCCACGGCTGTAGGTCCGTCCGGCGTACCTATTAATATGGCGACATTTCAACAGATTAAGGCGGATTTGCCTAATTATATGGAGGGATAAGTTATGGCATTAGTAAAAGCGACAATCAAATCAGAGATAAAGGAAGCCTTTACCCAGGTAATGGACCAGCAGGACGACGACCGGGAAGGGGCTATCGACAAGGTGGCGGATAAGCTGGCGGATGCTGTCATGAACGCCATCAAAAGCGCGACAATTACTTATACAGCCGGTCTGACAACTTCGATGGGGCCTGTGACCGGTACTTTTGGCAATACTATATCATAAAGCCTATGAAAGATTATAAACAACAGCCTGACGGCGACCTGGATTTTACGACCGGAGATTTGCTGATAGCGGAAAGTACCTACCAGCACCAGCGCGACCTGCTGTATTCGGACAAGGGCCATATACGGCAGAAGGCGGAAGCCGGTGTCGGAGCTGTAAATTATATGATGGACAACGACCCGGAAGGCCTGCTCAGAGCCACGCGCAAGGAGTTTACGGCCGACGGTATGAAAGTGTCAAAGGTGGCATTTGCCACTTACTCAAATGATTTAAATGTGGAGGCTCGATATGAAAACGATTGAAGTTGAAAACGACCAGCTGCTGCTGGATATAGCCTTGCAACAATATGGAACGGCAGAAGCTATAAGTGAAATTATCCTCAACAATCCAGACTTGAAAAATGATCCGTCAGCGGTTGTAAAGTCAGGTCGTGAACTTGGCTCGTTTTATCCTGATATAAAACTGGCCCCCGGATCTACCGTACAGATTGACGACGAAAGCCGCCTTGTCAGAAAGACGGTTGTTAAGAAAATAGACCGAAGTATAACCACTTATATGGAATCGCAATGGCAAGAACGATCGAGCAAATAGAAAAAAGCATCACGGAAAGGCTGAAGGTTTCCTTCGCTCTTTCCACCTCTGCTGCCTCGGAATGGCGGCTCTGGGTACATTGTATGGCCTATGGAATTTATCTTTTTGAAATTGTGTTGGATACGTTCAAAAAGGAAATGGACGAAGACGCAGAAAAAGAAGTGGCCGGAACCGTTACCTGGTATAACGACAAATGTTATGAGTTCCAAATGGGCCACGAGCTGGTTTTTGATACCGTGACCGGACTTCTGGAATATCCGACGGTGGATGAAACCGCCCGCGTTATCAAAATTGCTTCTGTGAACGTGGCGGAAGATAACACAATTATGTTCCGCGTCGCCACCGAAGACGAAGAAGGTAAAATTGTGCCGCTAACGAGCAACCAGCTTCTGAATTTCAAGAACTACATCGACGCCATCAAGTTTGCCGGTACGAAATCCGAGGTTATTTCGACCGATGCCGACGAGGTGCGGTACGACATAAAAGTTTATTATAACCCCGCCAATCCTGTAGACAGTGTGCAGGAAGCGGTGCTGGCTTCGCTGGAGGAGTTCAAGACGGCGCAGAAGTTCGGTGGTGTGATATATTCGCACAAGATGCTGGAGGCGGTAACGTCGGTAACAGGTGTTGTAACGGCAAAAATGGTCGCCCTTTCCCGCAAGGGCACGGAAGATGAAGATTTTATCCCTATCGACACGATGGCGACCCTGCACGCGGGATATTTCAACTATACGGAGGATAGTAAACTGGAAATGGTATCCATTAATGACATTTAGCGTATGAACATTATTCTGAACTTCAAGGAAATTATCCGCCAGTACGTTGCCCCGCACCGCAGGCAGCCAAACCGTCTTAAATGGCTTTGGGCATTGGCTGACCTGGAAAGCGTTTGGGATGCCTTTTCCACCTGGCGTGATTATTATCGGTACAAGGTTCACGTAACGAGCCAGCACCGTTCGCTGGAAGGACACCTGAACAAAACGTTCGGCGGCGGCATTCTGATAAAGAGCTACGAGGACCAGTTCCTTGCCATCGGGCTAAACTCGGAACCGGCGCACTGGGTGTTGTTCGAGCCGATGCAGGAAATCGCCCTGGAGGGTGAAGGCGGCCAGAGTTTCCAGGACGTGGACTTTATCGTTTATGTGCCGGCCGGTGTAGACTTGAACCTAGTACGAGCGGAAATAGAAAGATATAAGATTGCAGATAGGACCTATAAAATAATAATGAAGAAATGAAACGACATGTACAGGAACCGGGCGTAAGGAAGTGGTCGGGCAACGACCTGCTGGAGCTTCAAGGGGAAGGTCTGGCTGTTGCCGACGGCTTCTTTTCGCAGTATGGCAACTGCGTGATATGCGGCTGCCAGGTAAAAGAAAACAGTATAGCCGCCGGGCTGGTAAGTATCGGCGGCATGGTGCTTCCGCTCCAGGCGGTGGAAACGGTGGAAGTGTTCCCGGTGTATCTGGTGAAGGCGGAGGAACATATCCAGAGAGAATACGCCGACGATGTGGTACGCGATATCGCGGTGAAGTATTTCGCCAAAGTCGTACAGGTAAAACCGGAAGATGGGGATTATATCGAAATCCAGGAGACTGGAGCGTCAACCTTTTTCGATAAAGTCAATGCGGTATGGCTCACCAATATATTAAAACAACTGGAAGATCTGAAGAAAGCGGACAAAACCCTATCGGATGCCATCGAACTGTTGAAACAGGCTGATGTGGAAGCCGGGAAACGCATTACCGCCTTGGAAAAGAAAATGCCGTCTTACCTGGACCATATCCCGACAGTGGACGATGACGGCTATGACATCGGTGTGGAGGTCTGGACGGTGGATGAATATGGTAATAAAACGTTCTGGAAATGCCACGATAACACCAAAGGCAAAGCCGTGTGGAAACGTACCGGCGAAGGTTCGGGTGGTGGCGGTTCACACAGCGGGGCGGTTTATTTGACCGGTCAAACGAATTTTACAAAAGCAAGTATAATCATTAAAGAAGGGTATTTGAAATGAGTAACGAATCAGGAACAGGCGTTTACGTCTATCAGCAAATTGTAAAAACAACGGCCGAGTGGGAAGCGGATAAAACGGTTCCGGTAGAAAACGTTTGGCTGTTTGAACGCCGTGATGACGGCAAAATCATAACCAAACTATCCGACGGCCAGCATTGTTATTCCGATCTCCCGACTTACGGTTTATCGGCATGGCAGGCGGCACAAATGGGTGGCTATAAGGGTACAGAAAAGGAATTTTACGAATCACTCGGCACGTTTGACGAAAAGATAAAGAAAGTAGAAAGCCTTGTGGCGTCGATGTCCGGCAAATATGCTGAAACTCCGACATTGGATTCCACCCCGACAGAAGACACGTTGACTTATACGCCGGAAGACAGCGAGGAACCGCGTGCTTTTGCTATCGGTCAGCAATGCCGCGTTTATGAAGAAGACGAGGAAGACTATGTGTTTTATCAGCTTTATGACATAAAGGGAAGCAAGGCAGACTGGCGTATTGCCGGAAGCGGTGGAATATCTGCATATCAGGAAAGGGCTGTTATTACGCTGTCAAGTAATCAAGGCGATGGCGATGTGGCATTAAATGGGACAAATATCACGGTGAAGTATTCTGATCAGACACAAGAACTGACATGGAATGGCACAGCGCTAGAAGTGAAAGTACCAGTTGGAATGATATACGAAATATCAGCTGGGCTGGTAAACGGATATACGTCTCCCCAAAAGCAGAGTTTTACTGCCGTTGGTGGGAACGAGCGTCAGGTGGTGTTCAACTACTCCTGTGAGAAAGTGACGGTAAACGTCAGCGCGGACGACAGTTCTGATTGCTCCGGACGTACCGTAACAGTAAAAAAAACATCCGGTAGTGAAGTCCTGGGCAGTGGTAAGGGATCGCAGGTTGTTGTTAAGGTGCCAACCGGTACAGGTTATACCGTTTCAGTCGATAGCTTTACCGGATATACCAAACCCACGGACCAGTCGTTTACAGCAAATCAGGCCAGTCGGAACGTGTCTTTCGTGTATGCAAAAATCAAGGATGCGGCTATTGTTTTTGACAAATCAAAGAGTGATCCACAGAATATAACAGGTGAAATCAATTCGGGCGTAATAAAGACGATCCTGTCAAAGTTCCGTCGCTGTTTGTGTAAAAAAACGGCGGAAGGCGAGGTTTCAATCGCTTATCTTCGGGATGACAATAGTAATTTTTACGAGGACGGTACAGCTGCCAAACTGGACGGTACAGAAGGCGATGTAATGGTTGACTTCCCTGAGTTCTATTACAAGTGGGAATCTGTGGACAGTAATAAATTCCGTTATCGTTTCGCAGAATATAATGTGGATGGAACGTTTAAACATGTGCCGCGAAGCCTTGTAGGTGCTTATAAAGCGTATCAGACAGGAAGTAAGTTGTATAGTCGAAGTGGAGTAACTCCGACAACTAATGTATCTTCTAATCAATTCGACACGTATGCTTCGGCTCGTGGACAAGGCTATCAACGTATCGATTTCCAGCAGCATTGCGTGATAGCTTTTATGCTGTATGCCAAGTATGGCAACCGTAATTTACAAGCTGTTTTGGGAACTGGAGGGGCTACCTATAGCCCGGCTACGACAACCGGAAGCAGTAACTCCAAAGGTAATGCAGATACCCAAAATGAAACCAGCAAGTATGTTTGCGGTCTTGGTCTGGAAGGTGTATTCGGTGGCATTTATGAATGGGTGAAAGGTGTTGAAATTAATAATCGTGTATGGAAAATCACAGATCCGGACGGTTCTACTCGAAATGTGAATGCCGGAACTTCTGATGGTTGGATAACGAATGTCGCAGCAGAAAATGGGCCGTTTTTCGACATGGTTCCGACGCAAATTGGAGGCAGTGAGACCACGCACTACTCAGATTATTATTATCAATCTTCCAGTAATTCCCTTGTTTTGGCGCGCTCCTATAACGACTCGCATACGAGTGGCGGTGTGGCGTTTGCGGATGCGAGTGACGATGCCTCGAGCACGTATTCGAACTGCGGTTCGCGTCTCGCTTTCAGGGGCGTCATCCGCGAAGCGGAGAGCGTAAATGCGTTCAAAGCACTGTCAGTGCTTTGATACAAATACCGGCGTAAGCCGGTCGAATTTTGAAAATTTTCGTGGCATTTCTCTATATTCCTTGTGAAAATCAGGGAATCCCCGAAAAACGGAGTACATTTGTAATGTAAACGTAAAAATGTAAATGTAATGTTAAGATACAGGTAGATTTCCTCCGGCCCTTGTTTTGGCGCGCTCCTATAACGACTCGAATACGAATGGCGGTGTAGCGTATGCGAATGCGAATAACGATGCCTCGAACACGAATTCGAACTACGGTTCGCGTCTCATATTCAGGAAAAGAA